TCCTCTCAAGAGCATCTGCATAGACTTTTCGGCATCGTTCACACGAAGGTCTTTTAGGATTGAAAAACCTCCCTGTGAACTCTAGGAGTTTTTTCTGAGTTCCTCTTCTTCTTTCGATATATCCTCTGCAAGTTGATCTCGCAGTTGCTCTACCAGTTCGTCGAAACCAGGGATTTCTTTTGAAGCCTTCAGAAGATTTGCCTCACTGAATTTTAATGGCTTGCCAGAGGCATCAAAAAAATTCTCCCAGTCTTTGACTGTAGCCTTGAGTAACAATTCCCTATGCAATTTCATGTTAGGGTTCTGTGTAACCTCTGGTTCAAAATTCCCCTTACTATTCTGCCGATAGATGATCTTCTGAGAAAAAACCTTCTCATTGATCTCATCAAGTTCCCCTGGTAATGGATTTCTGATTTTCAGTTTACCTTTATCAGGGTCCCCTGGGATTTCAAACCATCTCTCCTCCACCTTTTTTATTCGCATTATTTACCTCCTTTTAGTTTAACCTCATAACGCCATATATCTTTCCTTCAAAAGAAATTGTACCTAAGCCACTCTTGTCAAAACTTATATCGGGTTCTTTCAGAATCTTTATATGACTGATAGGCATTTCGGCAGGTAATCCTCCGCCTGCTGCTGTTGTTTGATTCGGAGCATAGTAACTTGTATTGTCAACATAAAATCTCAAGGTTGTTAGATTTGTCTTATTATAGTAAGCACTCCTAACCTCATCCTGTCCACTGGTATCATCAGCCTTGTAGTTTCCGTTAAACGTTACTGTACCGCCAGTCCTCAAGCCACGTAATGCGTCAAAATCTTCGTCTCCGAACTCTGTATCATCTAACTCGGCATATGAACCACCTGTTATAGTCCATGTTCCTATGCCCAGAACCTTGTCATCGCCTATACTTACTTTTGCGTCAATTCCTACTTTACTGTCTGCCATTTTTTATACCTCCAAAATTAAGTTTTTGAAATAATTTCCACTCTCCCCATCCCGCTGCCATCCAGGTGAGATGAGGTATATCAATTGAACAATCAGCTATTACAGGGATATTTCTATCCTTTAGCTGTTGAAAGAAATAAATATCTTCGCCGATAGGTTTGTCCTGCTGATCAAGTTTGCTATAAAATGGCTTCTCAGGATACATATCAATTAGAATATCTGTACTAATTAAAACACAGCCTGTGCCTGAATATTCAATCGGCAATTCAATCTCAAACCCATCTGGTTTAATCTCTTTATCAGGCACAATTTCAAGTTTACCTAACTCACCTCTTAAAAGAATAGGTGAGAAAGGTGGATAACGTTTATGCACCCTCGTAGCCACAACCGGCTTTTTATGAGCTAATAATTTTTCAATCATATCAGGGGTCTCATATATCTGATCAGTATCCATGAAAAGAATATGCGTACTCCCTATATTCATAGCTTTTGAAACCAGATTATTACGCACATCATCAATGTGGGCCGGATAATCCGGCGCCAGGATGTCAACTGAAACGTCATTATGTTTCACCATGAAAGTCGTTAATACTTTCAGAAACGAGAAAAAGAACTCATTAGAAACCCATTTATCCGTTAATGGCAGAGCTATAGCTAACTTTATCCCGTATTTCTTTGTCATACGCTCTCTTTTCCTCTGAAAGTATACCCTTTGATCATGGATTATATTTTCGTCTGAGTATGCTTTCTGATACCCCTCATCATATTCTGCGGAGGCATTTATCGGATGCGTATGTATTACTTTCGCATCTTCTGCCTCCACCCATCTGCCTAATTCATCTGCTATGTCTTTCAGTTCATTATCAGGATAACTGTGTCTATACTCTACCGGGAAAAAGTGTCCGCCTGGTATGTGTTTTAACATTCGTTTATCAGCCAGCCAATGAGGTAGAGGATTGCCTTTTTCGCCTCTGTGAACATCCTGAGTATTTAATCCAACCACGCCCCAGCCCTCCGGCAAGCTATCCATTTTTTCAAGAGCTATTCTGAGAAAATCTTTTTGTGGTAGAGTGTCATCGCCCAAGAACATTACTCTTTCACTTCGGGTTTTCTCAGTAAGTTTCGCCACCATCTTCGGACAGCCTATATGATCTACATCAACCTCAGATAGAACCTCATACCCATCATCAGGTATACCTGCATTTTGGTGGATCGCTTTCATGCAATCCAACGCTTTTTCAGTCCTAATTACCGGAATTATGATCGAGGCTTTTAACATTTTTCTCCTTTCTCATTATACCCATGCCGTAGTCTTCTTCTACAAATTCAAGTTTTGCCTTGTGTTTCTTTGCAAATAACTTCAATGCGCCTTTTACATTTACCCCTGCTCGAATAAGCTCTGTATCATGCCAAAGACTAACACCATCCTCGCTCAGAAGTTGAAGCCATGTTAGACACCAAAGATAAGTCTGCTCAAAACTATGAGGATCAGTATCCACAAAGAGCATATCTACCTCTCCTTTAGTCCATTTCTCAAATCCGATAATGGCATTCTCATTGTAATATATCCAATTTTTGCCATTGCCATGATGTAACTTCGAGTTAATGTCATACGAATAAAGCACAGCCTTTTTTTCCATTGCCTCCAAAATGATATATGAACTTTCTGCCTTACCTGTGCCTAACTCAACAATTGTCTTTTTACCCTTCACATGGCTTTGGATTAATTCTCTGAAATACTCCATTTCCATAAAATTCACCTCGCTTTCTCTAATAGACAAGTATACTGGACGCTATACCCATATATAGGTGGTTCTTGCTCAAGATCGTTAAAAGGTATCACAAAATCCCTTTGAAATTTTAATGGATTCCAGTCTGACACACTTAAAGTGCAATTATCGTATAGATCTTTCAAATAGCCTAAAATATCTCCTGCCTCATCTGATGAATCACTCTGGCTAAAAATATTAAATTGAACTAAAAAGTTTTCTTTCTCATCTGTAAAATCCAGATCATTAGTGGCGCTCACAGGAAAGTAAACACAATATGGATACTCTTTGCCCTGTGGGGCTTTATGCAAATATAAGCCATTTACTGCATTATAAAAGTCGTTATGAGGCGTAGCCTTAAATAGATTGTAGATTGCTGTATATAATGCGTTCACTTTAATCCTTCGCTTGCTTTTACACTTTCAAAAGCAGGTCTCAGGTATGGATGTGGATAACAGCCATGGCCCATCTCCAGAGATGAATTTGCAACTAATAAACCATTAGCCACAAAAGAATGTATATCCTTTACTCCTATATCATATAAGAACATAGGTTTATTTCCACCGACAAAACCTTTGTTACTATAAGTCCAATTTTTTCGGGATAGAACTTTAACTGCTTTAAATACCTGTTCATTTACTATGCTTTTTATTGAACTATTACATACTCGATACTTAACAGCAGGCAATGGATTTTCTATAAGATGAGGTGACCGTTTATCAGCAAAATGAAGATGTATTATTTGCCAATCAGGATAAAGAGATAATATTGCTTTATCCCTTTCAATATCTTTTTGCTGATTTAAATGCCAATAACCACCATCTGCTTCTACAAATACTTTCTTATCTATTAAAGCAAAATCGACAAAAAATTTACCTACCTTAAATTGTGTTTCATAGCGGTAACCACTTGCTTTAATAAATGCTTCTACCTCCTTTTCAATCTTTGTTTGATAACCTTTTTGTGATAATATAGAATTGAGATGTTTTTCGGGATGTAATCTAAATCTTTCTTTCGCTAAGTTACTTATTTTTTCTTTTGTTTCTCTGCTCATCTTTTGTCCTATATGCCAAATAGTCCTACCCTTTATTCCACATTCTTTACAACAATAAACTTTATGATTTTCTTTTAATGCCCACTCCAGTTTACTTTTTCTTATCTCAAATTCCTCTTCACAATAACTGCATTTAACTTTTTGCCATTTATTTTCCTGTTTCCCTTCAATAGCTTTCTTTTTAGGAATAAATACTTCCTCCCCGATATTGATTTTACCGGCTTCTTTCCATTTTATTAATCCTTTATTGTATATTGCTATTTTATGATCTTGTGTTAATATTAGAGTATGATTTGCATCTTTTCGCCATTCTACTGTAATTTCAGTTAAATCAGGTTTCTTTAGACAAGAATATCTATGAACAAACTCAACAGGGTGATAATTACCATCCTGTGTAAGCACTTCATCTCCAATCCGTAGATTTCCTATATAAAGAGAAGGATTTCTTTTTGTTCTGATATATGCTCGTCCATAAATACACCCATATTCGACATTCGTGCCTACAGCCACAGTAAAAGGCGTTGAAGGTCTTTTAATACCATCCCTCCTCTTGGCCTCCGGGCCTACCACGCCATTGCCAAGCCTGCTATCTGTCCAGTTTGTAGAAATTGACGCTCGTAACCTACCTGTATCAAGTGAAGGTGGTTTACCTTTTGGAGCAGGCAGATGCTTCCCCTGAAATGTATATTCTGTGCTCAGAAGTTCTTTAGTTTTATTCTCAACTTTAAAGCCTACTTTCTTAACATGGTCTGTAATAGGCTCTTTCAATTCCTTCAAAACTTCTTTATTTCTCCATTCAATTTTCATCTGCGTTCCTTTAATGTAATCCTGAGAGCTGTATTCTGATTGCCTCCTAAATCCTCAATCAGTACAATATCAAACTTGGTTGAACCGAAGATAAACCTATCTTTCTCTGTAATTGTTAATGCTTTTGGATAGTCTATATAGAACCTATGGGTCTGAACTACTGTTTTTCTATCTTGGCTTAATCGTTCATTTCCCCGGATCGAGGTCAAGACACCCTCTATCTTTCTCTTTCCTGTCCATTTCTTAAGATACCCTCCCATATTATCGGAGACTTCCGAGTATTGCCTTAATTCCAGTTTTGTCTTTTGCCCCCTCAAATCAGATACCTCCGATAATCCAGCTAACAAATCTACCACTTCCTTTGGCATAGCTGTAGTTTCCAATGTCTGCCTAATGTCTCCAATGCTGTACGAACTCAAGCCAAAGCTCTCGTTATGTCTTTGGCTATAAACATCACTGGTTAAGAGCTTAATAGCCAGTTTCAAATTTTCTGGCATATCATCAGAACTATAACCTGCGGTGTAGTCTACATATACGAACCCACTCGGAGTAGAAGATAGTTCTATCTGTCCCCTCTCTGTCCATACATCAAAATCATCTTCAGCACGATCAGGAATTGCAAGATATACCCAGTTGTTATCTATGCAGTTAGCCCCATAACGCTTTAGCAGTTCATTGGATTTATAACTCCCATAAGTACTTGACATCAGGCCTGCCGACCAACTGTTTCCAAGAGCGTTAATAGCAGCTACCAATGTTGTCATGGTAGTATAAGTATCAAATAATACAGTCTTATCTGCTGTGCCATCTTTAGTCAGAACCAACCCTGTTGAAGTTACGCCTACCGTTGCTGTGGTATGTTCTGCGGTATTACAGACCTTGATCACATCAATTGAGCCGATTGCAACCCTTGTAATATCTGTTACTGGATAATGATCAAGGCTAATGATTTTCTCACCTATATATTTTTCAGAGTAACTCTGACTGATAAAGTTTCGCCTGCAATAATCCTGCACCCACCCTTCGACAGCATCCCGTATTGTCTCTACAATCGCTGTAGGGTCTCCCGCTTCTTCATCAGAAGTAATTGTTTGCGCCGCCGAGTGATCATCTGTGAAGCCAAGAGTTAATCCTGCATCGCTGCCCGAATGCGAATAGGCTATGGTATGACCTGAACCTGCATCGAGGGTGAATTTTCTCGTTGTAGAACTATAGCTAACTGAAAAAGTAATT